ATGACTACTAATTATCCCACCCCTTATCGCATCGGAAAAACCTATTATTTCAAGTACACTGATCGAACTGGAATCAGGTATAAGAGGTCTACCGGGTATACTCGGAAAGCCGATGCTCAAAGATTTATTCGTACTTTCATCGATCGTATGCGAACCGGAATTGATACTGATATTAACCTCAGAACAATGCTGAAGCTTTATCAGGATCCAGAGACCAATCCTAAACGGAACCAAGCGTCAGTAACTACGACAAACTACTCCGATAGATATGCTCTTCATATAGCCACACATGCTAAAAATTTGGAGAAAGTATTGGATAAGAGAATGAGAACTCTTCTGGAGAAGCCGATGTGCGAAGTGATCCGGATTGAGTTGAAGGATGCAGCAATTGTTATCGCAAAGGAGCATGGTACATGCAATAAAAGTGCAAAGCTGTATAAGCTTCTCAAATCCGTCTTTGGACAGGCTGCAGACGATGGAATTATTGGAGTAAGCCCAGCACAAGGGCTTCCAGACATTAAGTATAAAACCACATCAAGAAAATCTTTGCCAGCTTCTGACATCCAACTTGTTCTGAATTCTCCCCAGGTATTCCCAAACCAGAAGGCCAGACGACTATTTACTATCTTAGCAACTACAGGATTAAGGAGATCGGAATTGCTTGCACTACATCCAGACCAGCTCAAGGATGATGTACTCGTTGTTGATCGGGCATATAAAGATGATTCCTTGAAAGTAATCGGATCTCCGAAGTGGGACAAGGTGAGGGTCATTCCACTTTGCGATATTGCGCTGAAAGCGCTCAAAGAAGCCTTCGAGGAGAATCCTCATTCCAATGAACCTTTGAGAGTGAGTAGTCGAATGCTTTCAATATGGTTCAAGACTATAAGAACTCATGCTCTTCAATTGGATCTTGAAAGACCTGAAGCGTGGAAAGAACTGACTCCTCATGTGCTTCGGCACTCCTTGAACACCAATCTACGTCTTGCTGGAGTGGTTGATATCTTGGTTGCTGAATATCTGAGTTGGGAACATCAGGGAGGAAATGCAGTTCAGGAAGGGTATACTCATGTGTATGCTGAAAATCTACGACCAGTGGCTGATTGCATAGATACTATGTATGGGGAAGAGGAACATGTTCTTAAGTTTTATCAAAAAGTATGAAATGATGCACTGGGTGATTTGATTCAGTAAACACTCCAAGAGCAATGACAAAGTATAAGAAAGTATAAGAAAGAGCTAATTGCTTATATTACAATAAATAGTCACTCATCTGTATTAGATAGTCTTACATGGAGAGGGAATTATGGCTCTGTATTTTTTGAAAGAAAGAACGTATAATTATATAGAAGATGCGAAAGTGTACCTCTCATGTAGCATCAAATGCAAGAAGACTAGATGAAGACCAGTTGAGTTTTTATTTGATCGAGAAAAGAAAATTTTGGTGTTTTAGACCTCTGCTAGGATATTTAAAGGAGGAGCTATGAAGAATAATTTATACAATGTATTGAAAAGTATTTTATATAATCCGCTTGAAGAAGCCGGGAAGTATGAATATTTCTGCCTCATTAAACATATGTCCGGGATTTCATGGAGAGAATTACAGAAGATTAAGGCAGATACTATTCTAGAATATATAAGATATATTGAAGAAAAAAGTTGTATTAAGTTGGAAAAACGAGATATATACGAAAAAGTAAAAGCTTTTGTTAAAGAGAATAATGTTTCTGTGATACCTTTTGACTCAACACTGTATCCAGAATCGCTTCGTAGCTTTAGCAAGCACCCAGAAGTAATATACTCAAAGGGGAATCTTGACCTATTATCCACCCCTTCGGTTTCTATTGTTGGAACTAGAAAGCCAACAGAATTGGGTAAGCAGATTGCAGCCGATCTGTCGAGATTTTTATTGAATGAGGATATTACGATTGTTTCAGGACTAGCAGAGGGGATAGATATATCTGCACAGTTGAGTACCATAAGAAATAAGGGAAGAACTATCGCTGTTATTGGAACCCCTATCAACCAGTACTACCCCAAAAAACATCAAATGGTACAGGATTTTATTGCTCAGAATAACTTGCTGATTTCACAAGTATCTTTTCTTCAATATGAATCTGAGAGTTTTCAAGCGCATAGAAACCACTTTCTTGAGCGAAATGTTCTAATGGCTGCTATATCCGATGCTACTGTTTTGATAGAGGTTGGGGAAACAAGCGGTACAAGAACCCAAGCAAAAGCATGTTTGAAGAATATGAAGCCTCTTTTCATCCATAGAAATCTTCTAAACGTGAGGCCAAATATAAAGTGGATTGAAGAGCTAATTGAGAGAGGTGCAAAGGTGATTGATGATAATTATCAGGAAATACTGACTGCTGTGTCGAAGCAGTTTGATAATCGAACAACAACTTCTCAGACAAGCCCTGAACAGGAGTATCTAAATTTTGGGTGATTTCAAATTTCATAGGCTTTCACCAAATGATTGTTGTTACCTCAGTGATGATTCCTTCTGTATAGCTATTCGAGAATACTTTTGCAATGAAGGCTATTCTGCCGGTCTGGTGAATAGTCATATTATAAATGTTAAGAGGACTCTTTCAATAAGATCGGAAAACAGGAATTACCAATACTATTTTGAAAAATCGATGCGAGCGATTGTGAAGGATCTGCTTTTGTTTTTGAAAAGAGCTAATGTTGAACCATATATTGATCTAGTGGTTGTTCTTCCTTCCTCAAAAAAAATTGATAATCCTGATTATAATGATAAGTCAGAGAGATTGAGCAATTTGCTAGCTAAGCAACTAAAAATACCCACTAGGAGCGATATAATTTGTATAAAAGATTCACATCAGGCTTCGCACCAAGGAGGAGGTAGAGATCCTTTATTTTTATATAACAACTTTTATATCAATCCTGATCATCATGATCTAGCCTACTCTGCAGGGACAATTGTTTTGGTGGACGATGTGATTACGTCTGGTGCTCATTTCGAAAGTGCAAAAAGACTCTTGAACGAACTCAATCCAGGAAATACTGTCATTGGGGTGTTTTATGCTAAGGCTATTAATAGAACCCAAACCATATATGAGGAAGATTTAAATATTTTTTAACTCTGGACCAACTACCTAGGGTTCGAAACAGAAAGGACACGTTGAGGAGTCGAGCATATCTATATAATCTTGATATATTTAAACAATATTAACATTGCTGAAAACCATCTATCGACTCACCAAAATCCGAAGACACGTCTTCCAACAATTGTCGATCGAACCCCCAATTCTTAATAAGAATGTTCTTTTCTTTAGGCCCTTTCATTAGTAGATAAGCTACAAACAAAGCACTTACATGTTTGTATATCTCAAGTCCTGTCTTTCTCAAGCAACTAGCCAATATTTTGATTGTTTTCTCGCCTTCTACTGAATTATAGAAAGCATGGATTGAATCTATGGGAATCTTGTTATCCTTGTCCAAATCCCAGAGCATAGTCTTGTCAAATCGGAGATCAACTCTGGCCTGTAGCCCTAATTTTGCCGAATATTGACCTTGTAGATATTTTAGCATTGAAGACATTTCTTCTTCCATTTTTTCATTATACTTGATGAATTCATTGAATTTTTCATCAGTTATCTCCATGATTGCCATGCACCTTGCCACTTGTCTTCGCATTTCTGGATCATCGTTAATAATTGCTGGCTTATAGAAAATATCATGAGTTATTTGGGCATAAGCATGTTGTGTCAATGACCTTACCTGAATCTCACAATAAAAATTTTTTGGTATATGAACTCCATTAAACTCTATCTCCTCTTCCGGATGTACAACGTAATGATCTGATTGATACGAAAAAACTAGAGGCGACTCCTTTTGTTCTTTAAGAAAATCTCTATCTTTAGAACACTTTAAACCTGGAATCTTCTCAATGATATCATCGACTATTTTCATTCGATCTGTAAAGAGTACTACAAACCTTACGCCTACTTTATCTGTGATATCTTCATATGGATTTTTATAGCCTTTCTCTCGGTATAGAGCCTTTTCGATCAGTGCGCCTTCTTCCTTAACCCTAAATCGGGGAGGGATTTCGAAAAATAGTTCAGGGTTTTCCTTTAACTCTCTTATGGCATCTATCACCTTTTCCAAGACGAATTCTCCAAATTTCTCATAGATTGGTTTTTCAGCACTGAATCTATCGAGAATTGCTTGTTGAGATCTTGATGACATGTTCATTGATTTATCAGTCTTCCTTTTATCTCAACCAAAGTTGAGTCAGCTTCTGACTTCTGTATATTAACAAATTCCTGAAGACTTTCAGGGGTTCCAGTAATCTTAATTCCATGCTGAAATTCCATATTACGTCTTTTTAACTTAGTTTTAAGGTGCGTTAAATCTTTCTGGAACGCTTTGCGTGCACAAGGTAACCCGCTAAATCCTGATGTGTAGTATTCTATTTCATCATCATTTGCTAAGTATCTATTTGCAAACTCTTGTACACTCGCTGTCTGATTCTGATCCAGCTTCAAGTAGGAATAAAGACCGTCTGCAACTTCAACTTTCCTATTGTCACTCCAACTTGATTTTCTAATCAGATCCTTCGACTGTTTATAGAATTCAAGTGTATAAGCGCTATTTGTTGGGGCAACTTCACATCCTAGAAAGTCCCGATAAAAGTATGTTGTGGGTTGCAAGGTTTCCTTCGTATTCATTGACTCGTCATATACTAGGATTTCATATCCTCCTACAATCTTCACAAACATCCCTACTTTATAAAGCTTCTTTTCTTTTGTCATGAGGAGGTCGTTTATATATTGAAGGCTGGTCTTTCCGGACTCTAACTTCTGTTTTGCCAAACCATTCTGAGTTTCACTTTTCATAATTGCGACGAATGGATTATCATCAATGCCAGCAACTCCTGAGACTACAAAGAGAATGCCTCCTGGGATAACTCGTGTCTTTTGGTTCTTCGCTAGATGCTCGGCTATTTCTTTCGAACAGGAAATAAATTGATCATCCTTTGTTGAGTTCAATAGAAATTGTACTTTAGGTAAGATTGACTCCTTTCCCTCAATTAGCGATATGCAACGAGAGTCCCTTCCTAAGGCTTCGACAAGTCTTTTTCTAAATAGACGTTCTGTCTGACCGTCTAGAGCTAGTAGTTCTTCTTCATAAATGGGTGGTCTTACAACCCTGTCAGTTTCCAAATGAAGAATCTCATGATAAATACATTTCCGGAATTCAATTGTCGAAATATCCATTCGTACCATTCCCCCTCTTTGGACATACCCCATTCCTTTTTTGAATGCAGGTCTCAGAAGTACAGCAATAGTATTTTAATTCACAACCCCATACAGGGCAGCAACTGAAAACCTATGATACCAGTGGAATAAATATAAAAGTCTCACTCTCACATACCACTAGATTCAATAAATATTTTTGATAATTTCATTTAAATCATTTAATTATAATCATGGTAAACAGTTTCATGAAAGAAAAATCATTAGAGGTTATCAATAGTGTACTAAATGTCGTCTGACTGAGTTTGAATACCGGTTGCTGTTATGTGCCATTTGAAGCCTGTGTCCAGACATGTTCGCAATATCCTGTTTTGTAACAAGGACTCTTCTGTTCAATGGCCTTGTTCGCTCCGGTCAGGTGGTATTGTTCTATCGTCGAAGTACTTTAGGGTTTATTAATGTCTTCAACAATCGGTGAATTGTGTTCTTTCCACTGTTGAATTGTCATTTCTAGTATATCTTCGTTCGGTTCTGCCCCACAGATAGGAAGCAGTTCTCTGCCAACTTTTGTTAAACGGACCAATCCAAGGTCAACAAGTTTTTGTTCATCATTTCTTGTTCTAATCTGGAAGTGTTTATCAAAATAGTTGATGTTCACAATCTCAGAATTAAAATGACATATTCTTCCCGCACTAAATCCTTTCGAAATTTCAATTAAGCCAAACAATTCTAGATCCAATAGTCTTGAATATGGTAACAAGCTTTGGACATCATAATTTCTACTTGACTGAAAAAAGGCAATATCCTTCTCACCTTCAATATCGAAACAAAAAGAGCCTAGCATTGAAAAATCCTTTGCATTTTCAGGCTCAATGAGATCGAGAACATTTAATGTATATCTAGAAAATCTTCCTGGAGAATTAATCTCTCCAGCTAATATCTTTGCCCAAATATTTTGCAAATTATCATCTGAACATATTGAAGCCTTGTCGTGATGAAATACTATCCAATCTTTGCTTACGTTTTTTAAAGAAGAGGTATCAATAATTTCCGGGAGTGCTTTCTTTACAATATCCAAGTAGTTTAATTCTCTCCACACTACCATATCTCTGTTTAGTTCTTGAGCTTGTTCTCGTGATAGACCGTAATCAATCTCCATTCTCTTTAAGTTTGCTTCACTATTTGATATCTGTCGCTTAATTATAGCATTCTGGGTTATTGGCGATCGAATGAGATTAAATATTTGTGCAACTAATTCCTTTGCACCTGAACTTGTAGTTGCTTTAATAATTTTTAATGTATCAGGATCCATCTGTTCCCTCTTAATTAAGGTAGAACGGTTTTTCGGGATTCTACCTTCAAATTAATTTCCTCACCCAACCCCTCCACTCGGAAACTTGTAGATCACGCAAGAATCGCCCCCTGACTCACGCCTTCCCCCGGCATCCGATCAATCCTCCAGGTGTTAAGCAAGCTGTTTACACAGTGGAGTTGTTCGGTATCGCATCTAGTGAGTCTGAAGGTGAGGTTTTTGATGGTGGGGTTGCTATTGAGGATAAGTGTTAAGGGATCTGAGGATTCTTTTCCGGAGATGAGGTAGTCGAGTGCTGTTTCCAAAGCTTTAGACATGTCTATAAGTTGTTCAATCTTTGGAACCGATTTCCGTTGTCTCTGAGAGATGATGGTGTTGTAGTTCAGTCCAGCAACCTCACAAAAATCACCAAGGTCAGAGAACTTTTCTTTCATGAGAGAGTCAAATCTCTCCCAGAAAGCACTTGCATCAATTTTCATAGTAATAGTTTACACCATTTTTATGCATTTGCATAGAAAAAGTAAACAAGGTTGTAGACAAATATGCAAAAGCATGTTAGTTTACCTACATGAACACGAAACGAACATGCAAAAGCATAGATAGTCAAATGGTAAGAGTCGCTCTTCTTTCACAGAAAGAGAAAGAAGAAGCTCGTAAAGCTGGGAAAGTTCTCGGTCTTAGACAATCCGAATTCTACCGCCGAGCAATAATCGAGAAAGCCCAGTCAGTCCTTTCATCAATGAACAATGAAACTCAAGAGGCATCGTCTGTCCGTGAACCATCACGGGTGGGTGGTGCCTCTTTTTTGTTGGAGGAGAAGTAATGACTTTCAATGAAAAACTTACTGTTCTAATTGCCGTGCTAATGGAAAAAGCAGAAGAATTGAGCCTCGCTCCATATGAGTGTGAAGCAAAATACACAGGACAATCTACGCAAGTTTATCAAATCAATGTCCGTTTTACCGATGCGGAATTACTGAAACAACAGCACCGCAATGGGAGCATACGATGACATCTGCACGTATATTTCCTGAGGCAAATGCTCCAGTACCAGTAGGAACGCTTTCATTCTTTAGGACGATCACTTGTAAATGTTTTTCACACTTTGAGCAGACTACCTCATTGCTGCCTAAGCCAGGAAGGCATACGTGTCCGAACATATTTGTAGGCATTTATTGCTCCTTCGCCATGTGGCTGATAGATGTTGATAAATCAATCATACCACAGGCGATTGGAGCTTCAAACCAACTGAGGTAACGAGATGAGAAATCAATCAATCACTATCGACCAATCTGCTTTTGAGAAGCTGGTTCAAGCTTCTGCTGCTTATCAGAATGCGGTGAATGAAGTCTTAGCCTCAATGCAGATAGAACAGCCATTCATCAAGGACGAATGGATCACTACAGCTGAAGCCCAACAGATCACAGGAATTTCCAAGGAGAAACTTTCCCGCATGGCGAGGCTTGGAGAATGTGATGCGAAGCGGGTAGGGAAGGATTGGAGGTTTCCCCGATCAAAGGTTGAAGACATGACCTTCATATATGCGAACAACACGGCAGATCGCCGTTGATTTTTGGCAGATAGGAAGAACTTGCAGCACTCCCTTGTAGTTGCAACTCCTTCCGGAGAGTCGTCCGGAACCTAACGTCAGCCCGTATGGGTGACGTACTCCAAATGGACATCGTTATACGCATCAAAGTCGGACGGGGATTGCGTCAATCCTTCATTGGCCGGGGTGGCACACCGGGAGATCCGCAAAACGTGCCAGATTTTCAGGAGGTCCTATGGGAACATTTTTACAAATCGTATTGGGATTGCTTTTGGTCCTTATTGTTCTCGGCCTGTACATGATCGTGAAAGTGGGATCGATGAGTGATGAAGAACGTGAGTCAGTTGGTCATGGGCCGAAATGACGAGCGCTGGCCCGGCGTCCCACAGAAACGGGCACCTTTAAAGGAGGAATGCATGGAGATTACCCAAGATGCGGGAGATACGGTAAAGAGCATCGAGATCAATATGGTGCCACCAGCCGAATTCTTAGATTACGTGAAACGTCTCGCCGAGAATCTGATGAAGAGCGGGTACCTACTGAAAAACTTTCACTTCGATTTGGACTATTTATATGACGATGGGCAAGAGGAAGGCATGGTGTTACCAGAACCTCGTACTACCAACGCGAGCTATAAGTTCTTCACCAAGGGAAACCAATGGTCCTAGTTCTGGTTCGCTGCTGTTATGGATATGGCGGTCCTGCAATCAGCGCAGTACCAAACAACGTACAACGTGTTCATACTGCCAGGGCCACCGATCGGTTTCCAATCGAGCAAGAGCTGCCCATTTCGCTCAGTGTGGGACTTGCAGTCCTTGTTTGGACATTTAAGAGGGGTTTTCTGAATCATTGACATTTCTCCTTCTGTCTTTCGGGATATGCGATTTGACACTCCAGTATACCACTGGCGGAAGGATACAAACAGAGAGAAGATCGGCCTCGGGCCAAAGGGACAGGGCCGATGAGTAATAACAAGGAGGTCACGATGAAGAGTGACGATATGGCAAAAAGCTGGGTGGCACAGATGGCCAGTCAGACAATGGGGATCATTCTGCAGACTCGACAGGAACTAAGTGCAAAGGATTGTGAGTATCAGGATGATCTGGATTGGCACCGGATGAGAGTCGAGGATCTGGAAGAAGAGAAGTTCGCTCTTAATGCTGAGTTGGAAAATGAGAAGGATGAGAAAGCCGACCTTAAGAGTCGATTAAACATGGTGGAGAGAGAACGAGATCAATTTAAGGAATGCTGGCTCCTGAGCAAGAAGAAGATCATTGATCTCGAAATCGATCTCGAATCGATAAAAAAGTCGGATGCTGCAACACCCGACCAAAAGGAGAAAGCCGTATGACCATTGAAAACACGAAAGCAATCAAAGCCGAGGACAATCTCGTCATGATTGTATACGGGAAGGGTGGAGTTGGCAAGACAACTTTCGCCGCATCCGCTCCCAAGCCACTGATACTTGATTTCGAGAACGGAACAAAATATCTGGGAGAACGAGGTATTACTGCTGATGTTATCAGGCTTCAGAAGTGGTTGACGACTCAGGACAAGAAGGATCTGGCGAATATCATCAGAGGATACGAGACAGTTGTCATTGATCCTCTTGGTGAAGCGATGGATAAGCTGATGGAATCCGATGAGATCAAGGGAGCCAAATATCGTGCCAGTGATGGTGGACTCACTATGGCTGGATGGGGCGAGGTGAAGAAGCAGATGCGTAACTTCATCAAATGGCTGAGAGACACTGGTAAGAACATCATCATTGTTTCCCACGTTACCGAGATCTCGACAGATAACGGTCTGGAGCATCGGATCCAGGTAGCTACAAAACTATCCGATGAGATCCCGAACATTGTTGATGTCATTTCCTATATGGGGATCCAGAAACGTGGCGATACTGTTGCACGAGTTCTGTATACCCCAGCTCAGGGGGGATCCTTCGATTCTAAGGACAGGACGGGAAGAGTTCCCATGACTGTCGATGTGAGCGAGAAGAATGGGTGGCAAGATCTCATGGCTGCAATGATGCCATTACCTGACGAGGAACCACCTGTTCAGTCGAGTGATCCCGTTCAGGAAGAGCCATCCAAACCTGTTGAAAACGAAACAATTCCTGCTGGTACCGATCGTGAGGCAACACTCGAACAAAAGAAAGAGATGCTGGTCCTTGCCGAAAAGATGGACGGACCCGGAGCTGATTATCTCAGACTGATGTCTGCATCTCCTGCAACCTACTCGGTTGCTCAGGAAGTCATTGAACGAGCAAAAGCATTTATAGGGGGCAAGTGATGGCATACGAGTTGAACGGGATTCAGTATCCATCGGTTACCACCATCACCGGGATTTTGGACAAACCCGCATTGCTCCAATGGGCTTCCAACTGTGCAGTCGATTTTATCAAGGAGAATCTTGAGGCACTGAAGGATCCGATCGATGTGCATAGGGGTGAGGATGTTCTTGAACAAGCCAGGAAAGCCTTCACCATCAAACGCGATACTGCTGCCGATGCCGGAACACAATGTCACCACGCGATCCAGATGTATATCGCTGGTCAGGATCCGTATCCTTCCTTGACCAGTGAAGCTGCAAAGAATGGATTTGAAGCTTTCCTTTCATGGGAATCAAAGAATCATGTTGAATGGATCCAGTCCGAGGTGGAGGTTTTTTCGATTCTACGCGGTTATGCAGGACGGTTTGATGCGATTGCTCGGGTCAATGGTCACCTTTATCTCATCGATTTCAAGACCTCCAAAGGGGTATGGGATGAGCAGAAATATCAAGTCTGTGCATATCGCCAAGCATATAACGAGATGCTGGAAGAAGGCCAGGAACCTATCGAGAATTTGGCAATTCTCCACCTGAACAAAGAGACTGGAGAACCGAGGTTCGTACCAATTGAGAAGGATATCGAGCGATATACTCAACTATTCAACTATCTGGTGCTGGTCTACTACTTCATGGCCAACCGAAGACTGAAAAACAATCCTATGGTCGCAATAGCCAAAGGAAAGACCTTGAAGGAGAAGATGCCGTTTTGAAGCTTTCGTGGACATGCCATCAGGACAGCATCGGTCTGGTGGCTCCCAGGAATATGAAGGATAGGCTCAGGGAGATCCTGAGCTTATCCGAAGCCAAACACAACGGGTATGTGACCGTGACGATCGAAACTCCGAGGAAGCCTCGGACTACTGGAGATCGTTCACAATCCCACCACCTGAACGGACACATCCAGCAGATTGCGGAGTTCACGGGAATGCCGTTCGAACTGATCAAGCTGGAAGTAAAATGCCGGGCGGTCGGGATGGGATACCCGATGTTGGTTAAACCGGATGGCACGGTACAGATGGATATCTACGGTCGTGTCATGGGAATCTCCGAAGCCGATTCTTCAACGAAAGAGTGCGCGATCCTTATTGAGACCACGCATATGTTGGCTTCGGAAGTGGGCTTTGAATTACAAGAGGAATAATCATGGAAATAACAAAACTGAAGATCGATACCAAGATGGTTCTTGTCGATTACTCGACTGAGGCTGGAGACTTCCGCATCAAGACCGAAGAGGATCCCTCACAGGATCTGCTCAAGGCACTGGCGAAGCTCAAAGAAACCTTCGTCAGGAGAATGCAGTTTGAATCTGTTAAGGAAAGGACGATGGTAACCGGATTTGAATCCGGAAAGGATGACACCGGGCAGTGGTATCGGATCACCGGGATCTATACAGCCAATCTGGTCGGGCACAAGATCACCACTCCCAAAATCCGCGAATCCAATGATCCTGAGTTTTGGGAGGGAAAAGAACCTGAAGAATGGCCGGGATTTCTGAATGCTGAGGAAACTGAACTCATGCTGGTAGCAGTTCAAGAAGCCGAAGAGTTCGTGAGAGGCAAGCGGGCACAATTACCTCTGGAAGAGGGACAGGAGAATCTCTTTGGGGAGGATGCATGAAGAGGTTAATTGCGATAGATCCCGGTCCGGTGAAGAGCGGGGTATGCATCATCGAAGCTGAGACATACCGACCGATTTTGGTGGGGAAGTTTGAGAACGAATCGATCATGGATATTTTGGCGGATCACATGCTGGAGAGTCGTGTAGTGATCGAGATGGTAGCCCACTATGGGACTGGGATGCCAGCCGGTAAGGATGTTTTCGAGACTTGCATCTGGATCGGACGGTACATCGAGATGTTTCTCCAGGAAGGTCTGACAGTCGAAACGATGCCGAGAAAGACCGTAAAGATGAATCTCTGTAATTCTGTACGGGCTAAGGACAGCAATATCCGACAGGCTTTAGTTGATCGTTTCTCTCCGGGGACACGTAACTACGGGAAAGGGACCAAGGGCGATCCTGGATTCTTCTACGGGTTCTCTGCGGATGCATGGCAAGCCTATGCACTGGGAATTACCTACATCGATATGAAAAGGAGCAAAGCGGTATGAGCACTGATATTAACCAAGTAATCTTAGTGGGAAGACTCACCAGGGATGCAGAATTGAAATACACAAACAGTGGAACACCTGTGTCGAACATATCGATTGCATGCAATGAATCGATGAAGCAGCAGGATGGATCGTGGAGTGATAAAGGTCATTTCTTTGATATCACCTTATGGGGCAAACAGGCAGAGGGTTTGCAGCAGTATCTCACCAAAGGTAGACAGGTTGCAATCCAAGGAAGGCTGAAGCAACAGTCTTGGACCGATCAACAGACCGGGCAGAATCGAAGCAAAGTGGTTATTAATGCACAGAGTCTTGAGCTCCTTGCAGCACCATCGAATCAGCAGGGAGCCAATCAGGGATATAACGGGTATCAAAATCAGGCTCCGCAGCAGGCGTATTCACAAGGGTATACACAAAACCCACCTCGGCAGACTCCACAACAACAGAACTTCAATGGATTCAGTCAACCTCCTGGTTTCGATCCCCCAGTCGGACCTCAAGGATTCCCTGGTCCTGAGCAATTCGATGATGACATTCCATTCTGAGGTGACTGATGAACTATCGAAGTAAAGCATTAACAGCTTTCTGCAAGCTTCGCCGCTTGCAGGAGGCTAATGGAGCCGGATATGTGCGGTGTATCACCTGTGGGAAGTTGGTGAAGTGGAACGAATGTGACGGTGGCCATCTAATCCATCGTGCGATCCGGGGAACCGAGGTGGAACCGGATAATGTATGGCCTCAATGTATCGCATGCAATCGATTTGGAAACATTTCAGAGATGGAGTATGCGAGTGCGCTTGCTCAAAAGATTGGATGGGATCGTATAGGGAGCCTGATGGACAAGCGAGATCTATATGAACGCAAAGACTACGAATCTCTGTATCGAGGTTATCAATCGGAGATCAGGAGTATCAGAAAGGAGAAGGGACTGTGAGCTATTCATTGACACAAGCCGTGATCGACATGCTCAAGGACTGGCCGGAAGGTGAAACTCGAAGTCTAAAGCAGATGAGCAGGTTAACGGAACGTAACCTCAGAAAGCATGGGATTGCCGATGATGCACTGGATTCAGTTGTGAGTGCTCGGGTGAGGGAGCGCAAGGTTCTTTTTGGGATTGTTTCTATCAAGGGAGTCAGTAGATATCGCAAGGTGGGGAGTGAGATATCCTCGAAACCTTTGGAGGCTGAGTCATGAAATGGTTTAAGCACGTAGCTGATCTACGCTACGACACACGTATCCGGATATTGATTAACCGTCATGGTGTTGCCGGGTATGGCTTATACTGCTATATCCTCGAGACCATTACTATGAATCTTGAGACTGACAGTCCTATTCCAGAGATGGAAGATAACGCTCAAGATCTCGCTGATTCTTTGAGGATGGATGTAGAAGCAGTTCAAGAGATTCTCTCTTTTTGTCTCGAACAGGGGTTGTTCGAGCTCAACGAATCCACCGAGAAGATCGAATGCAACAAGATCTATAAATACTTGGATAAGAGTACCACCCGGAATGTCGAGCTGAAGAATATGATCGACAACTACGGAAAAATGTCTCAAGTTGTTCCCGACAAACAAGCTTTGTCTGCATCTGTCAGAGACTGTCCGGGACAAACCCAGACGAACCAAGACAGTCAGGGATTGTCGGTACCAGAAGAGAAGAGAATAGAAGAGAATATATATCCCCCCCTAGATACTAAAGTATCTATCCCCCCCAAGGGGAAGAAACACACCAAATTCCTCAAGCCGACTGTGGATGAGATCTCTGCCTACTGTCAAGAACGCAAGAACGAGGTGGATCCGCAGAAGTTCTGGGATTTCTACGAGTCGAAGGGTTGGAAGGTCGGCAAGAATCCGATGAAGGACTGGAAGGCAAGTGTCCGTACCTGGGAGAAGAGTGAGCTTCCTCGAGGCCGGGCGAGCCCTGGCAAGACCTGGAGACCAGAAGGCTATGATTTCGATTCAGGGGGGTACGATGAGCTTTGAACCATGTCCGAAAGGGAAACTATTTGATCGGCAGAGCATTGAGATTGAAGCATCGAATCGAGTGTATAACATGCTCGTTGAGCGGGAGCAGATCACCGGGAAACCTACCACATCAGATGATCGGGATGCACTGATTGAGGAGATGGTGAGATCCCAGCGAGAAGCCTACGATCGTGAGCTGTTTGCTTCTAGACTCGAGACCATCCCGCTGCGATATCGAAACTACACCTTCAGCGACTATGTGTGCCAGACCGACCGAGACCGGGAGATTGTGAAGCATATGGCTTCAGGGAGATCCGGGATCCTTCACGGCACCAATGGGACTGGCAAGACGATGCTGGCATTTTGCGCGATTCGGAAACAGTGGGAAGTCGGTCGATATGCTCAGTACATTCTCGCTGCCGATTACTTCGATCTTATCCGAGCTTCATTCAACGGTGGTGACCCGTTGAAGGTCCTCAGGGACTTCACTGAGTACGACTATCTGGTGGTAGACGAGATCGACAAAAAGCATGGGACCCAGACCGAGTTTGTGTATCTGTATAGGCTCATCAACGACCGATACAACGAGATGAAACCGACTGTACTCATCTCGAACTCCAATCGAAAGGATCTGGAGACGGTCATCGGGATTTCCGCTTTCAGCCGGGTGGCTGGGGAAGGAAAGATCATCGAGTTCACCGGGGATGATTATCGTAAAAAGAGAGGTTGAAGTGACAATCAGGGAATTACAGAACAAGGCATTTGGGAATGCGCTGCAGCATGGATTTCATCACAAGGAACAGAGTCTGGGAGAATTGCTCTGTCTGATACACAGTGAGCTCAGTGAAGCTCTAGAGGCAGATCGGAATGGGAGAAGAGCTGACCTTAAACGCTATCAACAGATTCTTGAGAAATCACCACATTCTCCCAAGAAACAACAAGCTGCTTTCGAGTCGCTTGTGAAGGATACGGTCGAGGATGAACTGGCCGATGCGATGATCCGGATCGCGGATCTAGCGGGGTATCTGGGGATCGATCTAGAGGCTCATGTAAAGGCCAAGATGAAGTACAACAAGAAGCGACCTCGGTTGCATGGGAAGGCATATTGATGGAAAAACCTAGCTGCAAAACAAAACGAGCCTCTCGGAAGGGATGTAAGGTTCTCGTATATACTTCGACCACGTGCTTCTCATATCCCTCGCTATCCGCATGTGCTAGAGCTTATGGAGTGGCGAGATCGAGGATCGTTGAATTGATCGTGACTGGAGCATCCCATACCGATGGGATTACTACTTTTGATCTGCCGATGGATAGTGAGGTAAACGTGGATGCGTATAAGATAGTTGAAGGGAACAAATGAATGTAGCTTGACGCATGGATGCAATCACGTTTCCATCGGTTGGAGAAGTTCCACTTAGTTTTATGATCCATGTGATCTTATCCCCATGGGACTATTCCGTAAGAAGTGCAAAACCTATCTATGCCCGAACCTCCACACAAACGTCAGCGGATTCTGTGATGCCTGTCAGGCGAAACGATCCGCTTCCTTCATGCATAAACCAGTCAAAGATCCTCAGGGAGCTCCGCCGATCCTGAAGCAACCGGATCGTCCCTCAGCGGTGAAGCGGGGATATGACCATAGCTGGCACAAGTTCGCTAGGGACTTCCTGGATCATCATCCGACCTGTGCGATCTGTGGCAAGAGGTCCCAGTGTGTGGACCACAAGGAGATCCCTGCCGAGATCATGATCGACATGTTTGGGAAGTTCGATCTGGATCCGAATCTGTACCAGGCCCTTTGCTTCTCCTGTAACCGGAGGAAGGCTGTCCAGGATCGTGAGCAGATCGATCAATACTTCAGAGACAAGGCCAAGCTGGCTTCGAGTGGGGCCCCTATGCCCCCTCTTGAAACTTTTACCCAACTCATAACCCCAGCGCGGTCAGGGCTTCGCGATATAGAAGAAAAATTTTCAGAGGTGGATCGTGGCTAGAAAAAAAGATCAGTCATTGAACAAGGTCCCTCCAGCCCCGGATCATCTGGGTCCAATCGGTCGTGACCACTGGACCGCTCTCTTCTCTTCTTTAGTTCAGATGAAGCTGGCGACCGAGTTGGACAAACCGGTAATCGAAATGGCCTGTGCTATGTATGAACAATTCAGAAATGCCGAGAGCGACAAGGATCGACAGTCCTCGATTGCATCCTATCTTCGTATCATGGCCAAGTACGGAGCCACCCCGAAGGATCGTAAGATCATGAAGCTGGCCAGCCCCAAAAACTCCACAGCAAGGAATGTTGACCGGGACCTAGAGAAGGATCTGGGCCTATGAACGAGACGAGAGCCAAGCTGGGACGGCGTATTACCAGGGCAACTCAGGATAAACTCAGGGCTCTCTTCCTGGAGCAGTACCATGCCTATACGGACAGCGTGACTAAGGGTATCCGGGTTGCTTCAAGGGCTGAAAAGGCCAAGATCCAGAGACACTTGGACACCCTCAACGATCCGGCTTCCCGATGGAACTTCAATCAGGAGCGGGCGGTGAAACCTCTGATCTGGATCTCCGCAAACTTCAAGCATGCTCTGGGGATCATGAAAGGGAAAGCCTTCCGGCCTGAGCCCTGGGAAACCTGGGACATTATGGATCTGTTTGGATGGGAGGATCGGAACACCGGTGTGAGGCGATTCAATCAGGCCTACTGGCAGATCCCCCGCAAGAATGGGAAGAGTACCATTGCCGGAGCAATCATCGATTACCTGGCGTTCGGGGATGACTATCCTGGAGCGATCTGTGCGGTCGCATCCAACAGTCTGGAACAGGCCGGAGAGACCTTCACTAGAGCCGAACAGGGGCTGACTCTGGGTAATCTTTCAGGGCTTGAAGCCTACAACAGCCGGACCTACAAAACCATCAAGTGGGGAGGCTGCCGGGTTGATGCTTTGACTGGAGTCCCCAGGGATGGAAAGCTGCTCCACGGAGCGATTCTGGATGAGTTCCATGAGTCCAAAGATCCGGGAATGCTCAACTCTTTCCTGACCGGTAACATTGCCGATCCGGAATCCCTGGTGATGATCATTACCACGGCTGGGACTTATCTTCAGGGACCCTGTCATCAGGAATATGAGAAGTGTATCAAGATTGTCCACCAGGCGATCAAGACCGATCGATACTGGGTCGCTATCTACGAACCGGATCCGGGTGATCAGCCTGGGAATCCGGTGACCTGGGAGAAGGCCAACCCCAACTTGGGAGTGAAGGGATCTGTTGATCTGGAGATGCTCAGAGACCGCTATGAAAAGAGCCAACACTCCGCATCAGATCTGACGGTCTTCAAGACCAAGAATCTCAACATGTGGGTCCATAGTACAACCAAGTGGGCCAATATGGAGAAGTGGATCCAGGGATGCTCTGGCCCCGCTGATGTGGAGCCTGGGGCCCGGTGCTATGCGGGGATCGACCTGTCCTCGACCAGTGACTTCACGGCGATCTCTCTGGATTTCCCTCCGGCTGAGAAGGAAGGAATACATAAGCAGCAGTATATGTTCTTTGTTCCGGCTGAGAATGTAGCCAGGATCCAGCGGCAATGCTCGATCCCTCTGGAACAATGGATTGCTGATGGACAGGTGATTGCCACTCCTGGACCGGTGATTGATTACAGCTATATAGCCGAGTACCTGGAGAGAATCCGATCACAGTATGAGTTGCAACTGATCGCTGGTGACCGATTCCGGCTGATCGACCTGGCCCGCTACTGTCCTCCCTGGTTTGAAGAGATCACCTTCGAGTTTTCTCAGGGAAAGATGACGATGAGTCCTTCAACACAGCAGTTCGAACGGTTCTATCTGTTGGGCAAGATCCGATCAGGAGCCAATCCTGTGATGACATGGATGATGAGTTGTGTTGATGCTCATACGGATTCCAACGCCAATGTGAAGCTGATCAAGCCCCAGCACGATCGGAGTGCCTCCAGGATCGATGGAGTGATCGCTTCGATCATGGCTCTGGATACGGCGATTACCCAGGAACCTGAGGGAATATCGATGGATGAACTGACGAATATGATCAGCTTTTTTTAACGGAGGATGTCGATGGGAATTTTTTCAAGAATCAGGAAAGTGGCCGAAGAAGTGGTGGACATCCCTGTCAGTATGTGGAAGAGCGGATATGCCGGTCCGACTTTTGGAGGAGGAGAGACAGCACTGGAAAATTCGGCCTTTTGGGCCTGTGTGACCAAGCTGTGCCGGACCTTTGGGTCCCTCCCACTACACATCTACGAGACTAAAGGAAATCGTAGGGAGATCCTGAGATCCGGAGCAGCCGCAAGACTTTTACGTGACCCCTGTCCCTATATGACCCCATACCAGTGGCGATTCATCATGGCCTTCAACTACGAACTCTATGGCGTGGCCTATGCGGTGCTAAAGAGATCCTCAATCGGAGATCCGATCGAAGCCTACCCGATCAGTCCCAATGTGATTCACCCGCTGTGGAAGGATGGCAAGCTATTCTACTCGCTTCCCGCCGCCGGTGAACTCCTCCAGGCATCCGATGTCCTGGTGATCTACAACACCCCGACAGGGTATGCCAGTGTTCTCTCTCCGGTAGAATATGCCAGCAAGGACCTGAGTGTTGCCAGCAATGCCAAGACCCTCCAAGATGCCTACTATAAGCGGGGGACCACAATCGGTGGAACGGTAACAGTCCCCAGGGGAACCCCCAAGGATGTGAAGGATGCCATCAAGGCGATGTTTGCCGGAGAGTTCTCCGGGATGTCCGGAGCGTATCGGGTCGCTGTTCTGGAAGATATAGTGAAATACGAGCCGATCCGGCTGACCGAGGACGATTCCAAGAAGATGAGCGATGCTCAGTCCTGGACTCTCCTGGAAGTGTGCCGGCGTTTTGGGGTCCCTCCAGCCTTCGCTGGGGATCTGACGAAATCCACCTATGCCAACCAGGAACAACAGGCGATCGAACTGGTGACCTATTCGATCCAACCCAGGGCCAAGAGTTGGGAAGATGCCATGGACAAGGCGATCTGTAAGGATGGTCAATACATCAAGTTCTCCCTGGCTGGTCTCATGCGGGGCGATCATTCCACCAGGTCGGCCTTTTATCATGCGGGGATCCTGGATGGCTGGCTGACTCCCAATGAGGCCAGAGCATATGAGGATCTCAACCCGGTCCCTGAAGGGGATCATCTCATGTTCCCGCTGAATTACATGTCACTGGCCGATGTAGTGAACGGAGCAGGGGCTCCAGGGCTCACAGGGGTCCCTTCCTACGGGGAAGCAAAGAAGATCAAACAATCCCAGCCTGGGTCGCTTACAGAGAAGCGCAAGGATGATCTGTCGTTCCTGTCTGAGGCCCAGGATGTCACAAGATCCTCCAGATCTCAGATCGAGACGGTGATCAGGAAGCAGCTGAAAGCCGAGATTGATGAGATCAAGCGACTGATCGCCACGAATCAGGGCCAGGGAGTTCAGAGGATATTAGACGACTTCAAGGCTTTTTGTGAGAAGACAGCCGGCGAATATGGCCAGCTGTATGTTCCGATCTACCAGGGGATCATCAATCGTCTGTTTCCGATCGTACAGAAGAAAGTGGCCACCGGAACTGAGATCTCTCAGGAGAGCTTGGACAACTATGCAAGCAAGTATGCGGTGAGCATGTCCGGGAGACATGGCAATGCAAGAGCATCAGAGGCCTCCCGAATCTTCGCTGGACACCAGGAGGATGAACTGTCCACCCTGGCCGATGAAATGTCCTCAGCGTGGTTGGAGACGGTCCCGAAGACCGAGTCCTTTGACGAAACCAACCGGGCTGGAAATGCCTTCAATCTCTTCACTTTTGGAATGCTGGGCGTTTCCTATATGCATGTGGTGGCCTCAGCTGATGCCTGTGAGTTCTGTCAGAAACTTGACGGAAAGGTGGTGGAGGTCAATGGAGCGGTCCTGGACAAGGGGACTGCTGTGGATGATGGAGCTGGAAATGTCCGGATCATCAACAAAACGATGAAGCATCCTCCATTTCACACTCATTGTGAATGTGGGATCGCTCCAGGTAAATAAAGGAGAGCAAGATGAACAGACAACTGTTGCGGGAAGATGTCGAGATAGTGACCCTTCGGAGTCTTCCGGAGTCCAGGCTGACTGAAGAGGCGGGGAGTGTGGGAGCATGGGAGGCTCCGGTCTGGCGACTGGGAGTCCTGAATCTCAACGGGAGAATCTACCCGGAGGATCTTGCCAAAAGGATCGTGGCTGAGAATAAGGTGACGGTCGCCTATGACGGTCATGACGGGGATCGCTTCGGAGATTATGAACCGGTGAAGGCTGTGGTCAAAAATCCCCGCATCCAGGATGGTCTGATGTATGTGGAAATCTTCGTGGTGGATCCTGAATACCAGGAGAAACTGAAGGCGATCGCTGATCTGGGAGTCCAGATCGGAGTCTCTTCGGTGGGATATGGGGAGACTGATGCTAACGGTCTGGTCAATGCCCACACCTATGAACTGGTGCGCTACCTTGATTTTGTAACCACCCCTTCGGGTCAGGTCTATGCTGTGAAAAAAGAATCTGCCGACTCTGAGCCGGCCAAGGATGATGAGGGAGTGCCTTCATCTGAAACTGGGGAGCCGTCCCCTGATAACCTGGCGAAGGTTGAACGATATAAAAAGGTCCAGGCCTATATCCTGGGAAGGAGACACAAATGACTCTTAAACAACTCAAAGAAAAGTTGACCGCACTCCAGACTAAGCAGGTGGAGGCCTTCAACACTATGGTGGAGAGTGCCACTGATGATAATATCAAGGCCTATGAGGAATCTATCAAGGTCTGTAAAGTGATCGAGGATCAGATCTCTGCAATGGAGAAGGATGCCCTCGATGAGGAGGGAGTCCCCGCTGGAATCCAGGAGGGATCGGCCTTGACCGAGGATGCCAAGACCTTCATCAGGAAGATCCAGGAAGCGGTGGCTGTCGGATCCAGCTATACTGGCCTGATTCCCACTACAATTTCCAGCGAGATCATCAAGAAGCGTGAGCAGTACGGTAAACTCCGACCGCTTGCTCGGAAGATGACTCTCAAAGGTGACTACACGGTGGCGATCGATGGCGATCAGGTCACTGTCGAGTATGTGGCCGAGGCCGGTGCAATCCCTGAGAAAAATGCATCTGTCGGGACTGTCAGCATCTCCGCTTACAAGCTGGGAGCGTTGGTCAAAGTCTCTCATGAGTTCCTCACTGATCTGGCCATCGATGCCATGACCTGGCTGACCGACAACATTGCCAGAGCCTTTGCGAAGAAGGAAGACAACGAGATCCTCAATGGAACCGGATCCACCAATTCCCATATTACGGGAATCCTTACCACAGTAGATACCGATGCGGTGACTGCTGAGGCTGTGGATGCGGTGACCCTCGATGAGGTGAAGACTCTGATCGGATCTCTGGGCGATTACGCTGAGGGATCGGTGCTGATCATGAACGAGGCGACCAGAACCAAACTGAGCCTCCTGAAGGATCTCCAGGGCCAGTATTACTTCCCGATCCAGAGCGATCTCAAAGAGATTCAGGGTCATAAGATCATAACCAGCCAGTACATGCCGGTTATGGCTGCCGATGCAAGGGCGATCATCGCTTGTAACATCGATTACTACATGCTGGTGGATCGTGAACAGATGGACATCAAGGTGCTCAACGAACTCTTTGCCGTGAACGACCAGAAGGGCGTGATTGGGATCGAGAGAGTTGATGGCAAGGTACTGGTGGCCGATGCCTTCAAGGTCCTGAAGATGGCTGCTGCCTGAGGAGATTAATGGATGACGACTCCACTGTTGACCCCTGAAGATCTGAGGACCGAGTATGGTTTCTCGATCAATCCCACCCAGGAGACTCAATACGAGTCCCTGATCAAGACTGCCACGGAAGCCTGTTTCCGGTATATCGGAAGGGATCTCAGTGTGGAATCGTTCGATCAATATGCCGATGGCAACTCCCAGGTGATCGTTCTGGATAATTCTCCGGTGGTTTCGATCACCGGAGTGTCTCTGGATCCGGGAAGGACCTACGCGACAAAGCTGCTGGAATCCAGCTATCGCCTGGACCCGGCCAGTGGTGTGCTGAGAATCTATGATCCAATCCCTCAGGGAGAGGATGCGGTGAAGATCAGCTACACAGCCGGGTACTCGGAGGTCCCTGCTGACATTCTCTATTGTATTGCCATGACGGTGCAGTACATGAGGATGGTCCTCCAGGCCGATCTGGCCGGAGTATCCAGCAGGACGACTGATGGGGGGACCCAGGCGATCGAGCAGAGTATTCCTCCACTGGCAGTAAAGAACCACCTCGCCATCTATCAACGAGTAAAGGTGAAGTAATGCTGAAGGTGGAGATATCAGGGGATGCTCAAGAGAGGATCGAACGAGCAAGGGACCACATCCAGGGATGGATCACGACCTTCACGGGTGATATTGCCCAGGAAGGATCGGCCTTTATCAAGGATCGCTATCTTCGGGGTCAGGCGTTACGAAGGTTAACTGGTGAGACGTTCGGATCTGTGAAGCAATTCTATGTAAAGAAGACGAGGACCTGGTACATCCGACCCGGTGTCGGTGTACGGGGGAGCCTCAACTATCTAGCCAGGTGGATCGGTACGGATCGGGAGTTTATGCAACCCGGTTTCGATCGGTTCCTGGCAACTAAGGATGTGGAACTGGGCATGATCAAGAGATTGGAGAAACAACTATGAAAAGTAAAACCGATCAGGTGTTCGATCGACTCCAAGACTACCTGGAGCCTACGATCGCCAACCTGGTGGAACAGTGGAACCTGGAAGATCCTGGATTATATCTAGAGATCCCCAGGGAATGGGATCGAGGCTACCGGGACATCCTGGCGGGGAGCAGATCCTTTCCGGCGGTCCTCTTCATCGAGCGATCGAGAGAACAGTCCGATTCCTATACCACCCAGTACAGCCTGGCGATCGGGTTTGCCTTCAAGGGTTCCGATCCCCGGCTGATTGAATCCCAGGGAAATGCATGGAAGGACATCTGGGAGGATGCGCTGACCCAGGATCACCACCTGGGGGAGACCTGTCAGGATAGTAGCAATCTGCTGATCGAGACGGACCTGGCCGGAGGGATCTTCCTAGTGTCATGCCTGATCGACCTGGAAGTGGATCGAGGGGGTTTTATATGAGATTCAAGTGTGTGAGGTGTGGACGGTACGAGGACGGTCCTGTCAGGACCCGCCGAATCTGTCCGATATGTAAGGAAGAGATGGTCCCGGTGGTAACTGCCACCGAGGACGGAAAGCAAGTAGAGAGAACCCTCAAAAAGATTGAGGAAGGAGGACGGTAATGCCTATAGCGGGAAAAGATGGAACCTTGTCGGTCGGGGCTAATGCGATGGCCTACATCGACACCTGGAATCTAACGATCAATATCGGATCGGAAGAGGTCTCAGGAATTGGATCTGACTGGAAGGAGTTCCTTCCTACGGTCAGGGATTGGTCGGGATCGGGATCCGGATCGTTTGATCCTTCGGACCCTGCCCAGAAGGCCATGATGGATATGGTCGGGGCAGGAGGTTCTATGGGATCAATGGCGATCGAACTGGCCCTTAATGCGGAGACATCCTTCGCTGGAGATTGCAATGTGACCAGCCTTGCCCTAGGCGGAACCCATGCGGGGAAAGTGACGTTCAGCTTCAACTTCCAGGGAACCGGAGCATTGACTCCGACCTTGCCTGTGGCTGGTGCCTGATAGCAAGAAAGCGGCCAGGCTCGGAATTGGGCCTGGCGTTACTCTATAAGGAGATCCTAATGATCCTATCGATAGCAAAAGAAAAAACGATTACCCCGGAAGCCCTAGGGAATAAGAAGGCGAAGGATCCCTCCACGGTGACCTTCAAGGTCCCGACCTCTACTGATATGGAAAGACTGTTAACTGAAAAGCCAAAGGATAGCGAGGTCTTCTCCGAGTTCGTGATTCAGATGACGTTCACCGATGATCAGGGAGCATCGATCCAGCCCGCCACGATCCCCTCGATGCCTGGGGTTTATCCTTTGGTGGCTGAAGTGGCCAGAGAGATCCTCATGTCAGGGATGTTGGGGACAGACGAAAAAAACGAATAAAGGCCCTTTATGCCGTCTGGTGTGAAGGTTACACCCCGGAGTACCGGAGACGATTTGGATCAGCCGATCGTACCACGGTTCTCAAAAGTGGGGATGTAGTGAAGCTGGACGACATACCGGGCCTATTTAAGGACCAGGATGCCATCAGTGCAATCCTGTTTTTTAACAAATGGAAGATCATGGGATTCCCTCATGGGCACTGGGGCAACAACCCCAACCGTCTGGTGGAGGTCGTGGATCTCCTGGATCCCCTGGATAAGATCTACCATCCGAGGAGTGTGATCTAATGGGTAAGAGTGCCAATCTCAAAGTAAACGTAACAGCCGATGCAAAGCAGGCAACCGAAACCATGTCGAACCTCTCCAGAGAGATGGAAGGGTTTTCCAAGATCAAGGGGACCGGGATGGCAACATCCCTCTTGGTATGGACCAGTGTGGCCGAAAAAGCATTCGGGATGGCCAAAAAACTCTATGGGGCCGGGAAGGAACTGGTTGATCTCTACGCTGTCCAGGAACAAGCCGAGACCAAGCTGATCGCCACCCTGAAGGCTACCGGAAACCAGTTGGGTCTGACTGCAGCAGAGATGTTCTCCATGGCATCCAGCCTCCAAAACGTGACCACCTTCGGGGATGAGATGATTCTGTCTCTCCAGCAGATCTTCATTGCCTCCGGGAAGCTGACCAAAGAACAACTGCCGAAGGTGATTGAACTCTCCCTGGATATGGCCACGGCGATGGGGGGCAATGCAACCGAGTCTGCAAAGGCTCTCAATAAAGCCCTGGCAGAACCGGCCAAGGGGATCGAGCTTCTCCGAGATAAAAATATCTTCTTTACGCAATCCGAAGCTGAAAAGATCAAGGAACTCACAGCCTCCAATCGCCTGATGGATGCTCAGGCGATCATCTTGGACAAGGTGGCCCAGACCTATGGTGGAATAGCCAGGGAGGTGGCTTCGACCGATACGGGAAAGATCCAGCAGATCAAGAACCTGATCGGAGACATTAAGGAAGGTCTGGGAGAAGCGATCGTGTCTTCCCTGGGTCCAACATTCCAGTGGCTGATTGATCGTCTGGGGGATATCCAGACCAAGATCAATGACATGAATGCCTCAAGGGAGATGATGAAAGATCTCCGTGGTGGGGTTAATGTGGGGGAGAAATACAGTCCAGAAGCGATTCAGAGTCAACTGACAAAACTGGTCGAGGCAAATCAATACAATGAGGAGAAACTCAGGGAAGCTTTTGTCAGCCAGGAAAATGCAAAAACGGGAGCCTGGAGTAGGGACAGGCTGACGATGGATGACTCGGGATTGTTTATTCAGCAGCCAGACAGTTACTGGGATTTTGATCCTGTGATCCAGGGAGTATACAACGATTACCAAAAAACTCAGGAGGAGATCCGAAGGCTAGGCCAGGCTGTGATCGTAGCCAGCAATAAGCCAAAGACACCGATCCCTACGTTGGAGCCAATGGCAGCAGGTGGGGAAGTATCTGATTCCGGGTCCTCTCAGGTTGAGAACGCCTTGACTCTGTACGAGAAGATCTTCCAGGCCACCACGGCCACCGAGGCTACCCAGAGACGGATCCTGGAACTCAGGATCCAGGACAATCAGGCTCTTCTTGATCACCTAGATCTCCAGGTCTCTGCTGGAAAGATGACCGAAGAGGAACAGGCTCTGGCCGAGCAGATGCTGAAACAACAACTTGATCTCGATCGAACTGCCCTGGGAAATCTAGGAAAGACTCCGGAGACTCCCAAGCAGACCTCTGGCGACTTTATCGAAAGTAACCGAGGCCTGTCTCTGTCAGCCCAGGTAGAAGCGATCGATAACAATCTGAAGCTGGCCGAATCCTTCAAGGAATCTGTGGATGCCGGATCAGAACAGGAGAAACAACTCGATGAGATCATATCCTCCCTACTTAAACAGAAGAAAGTTATCCAGGAGGTCGAGACCGAAACCATGTCGGCCTTTGATGCGGTGTATAAGGTTTTCTCCAGTATCTTGGATGGATACCTGGACCTCTCCGACTCGATCACAGCACTACAGTCACAGATCTATCAGAACCAGATCGATGCTCTCCAGAGGACCCTGGATGCCCAGAAAGAAGCCTGGAGCAACTACTACGGGGACCTGAAGGACAAACACCAGAGGGAAAGGGATTCCCTCGATGCCCAGTATCACTGGGGCCTGATCTCTGCCGAGGATTACTTCGCATCCCTCGAGGATCTCCAGGACAAGAAGGTCCAGGCAGAGGAAGAGGCTGCCGACAAGGAAGAGGAACTCCAGAAGAAGATCGATGATCTGAAGGAAAAGCAGTTTGAAAATGAGAAGGCGAACTCGATCACTCAGGCGATCATGGCCGGGGCTGTGGGAATTGCCAACATCTGGAAGGACTGGGCAGGCAATCCGATCATGGCGGGGATTCTTACTGGCCTGACCACGGCTTCGATTGCAGCACAGGTCGCAACGATCGCCAGCCAGAAATATACTCCGCTGGCTACAGGTGGAGTGACCACAGGCCCCACCCATGCTCTGATCGGTGAAGGTGGGGAACCTGAGATGGTCCTCCCACTGTCAAAAGCTCAAGATATGGGCTTCGGTGGGGAGGGAGTGATCAACTTTACTTTCAATATTGGAGCTGGATCCGATCTCACCAGGGAGGAGTTGGTCCGATCGATCTTTGAGGCGATTGAAAAAGCACAGAGGACCGGATCTCTGCCAAAATGGAGAATGACTGCATGAAGCTGTACCTGAATTTTTCCCCGTTTGCGAAGGTGGGATCGGGGATCTGGGAGGACTTTTCCGAAGCCTTGATGGATACTGGATTCTCCAGGAAATCGTGTTATGGATCCAGGGGAAAGGCAGAGATCCAGACGGTCTCCATGACCCTGAAGCCTGTGGCAAATCTGCAATCGTTGCTGGTGAGAGTTCTGGTCTCCACCAATGACATCCGGGCAAAGCTGACCAGGGATGATGGGAGCCCTTACTTTATCGGGACAATCAGGCCGTTGCTCTCCGCTACGGTGAAAGATCGAGCTAAACCCTTCACAGTGGAAATCCTCGATGATTCTTATTTCTTAGAGTCTTACGTTTTCCATGAAGCTTCCACTCTGTCGTCCAACCTGAAGGTGATCAACAGCATTCCTGCTGACTCCCTGATCCACTGGCTGGTACTCAACAGCCGCCTCAAGGCTGAGGATGGTCAATACATCTGTCCGTTTGCCAGCTACGACATACTGATCGGATCTGGTGTGGATCAGACGATCGATGCCGATGGATTGATCCTGAATGTGGGGGACTACATTGACGAAATCCTAGAAGCTGTCTGCTACGAATACAATCTTCAATATCGCTTCACTGAAGAGGGGAAGATCCTGATCGAGCGATCGATCCCTATGGATACCACTGGGGCCGTTGCGATTCTGGATACCGACATCAAGAATACCCTGACGGTCAGACGGAGCGATGACTCCAGCCAGGGCGTGGTGGTAACCTACTATCCGGTGATCAAGGGACCCTGCAAAGTTGCCAGACATAACATCATGGATACTAGGTTTGCAGACGATAAGACTTTTGGGCGGGGCTATGAATGGCTGAATCCTGATGAGCAAGTTTATCCTCCGCTGGCCTACCAGGATGTGAAGCTGTCCGGGTATGATCTCGACAATCCCAAGCGGGAGATTCTCAGGTATGATCTGACTACCCTCATCCCCAGGATAACCTACCATGAAGATACGAAAGATTCCCGGCAGAGTAGAGGCCGCATGGCCGATAACGGAGACGGAACCTATCGGCTCTGGATCGATGTAGCCAAGAGGAAGACTCTAGTTCAGGAGCTGTACCTGATGTGCCAATGTTGGTACATCGATAAGGATGATGAAAGGACCACCCAGGTTTACCAGGGGAAGGATCCGGAGAAATATGAGGCCAAGTACATCCACACCGGAGTTGCGGCCAATGCCCTGCTGAAGGCGATTGCTCTGAGAAATCTAACTGGCAATACAACCTATTCCTTTCAGGCTATTCCTTCGCTGGGTCTAATTCCCGGAGAGATCCGACTGATCAACTCATCAGCCTACGGGGTCCTGGATTATGTCAGGATCCGGAGTGTGATCGATCACGGTGACAGCAAGGCCACCGGGCTGTGTGAGGTGGAGGCCGAGAGTGTGACAGCCCTGGCAGATCTTCAGATCTCCACGGATGAGCAAGTGGTGTCCTACCTGGCCAGCCTGGGATCAAACATGCTGCAACTAGATCCCTCAACCACAACCATGACGCATGACGAAGAAGCCTTCGTGGAAATCACGGCCAGCGGGGATGTAATCACTAAGTTGGGAGCCACTCTCTCCTGGTATGTTAACGGGATTCAGATCCCCTGGACCGAGGAGACGATCGTGATCAGCCACCAGGCCATGATCATCGGTGACAACGTGATCAGGGTCGAGGCGATCGTCCCTGGGATCGACTTCGGGGACAAACCCCTAGAGGCCGAGTGCGTGGTCTCGATCCAGAGCGGGGCGATCTCGATCCTGGTGGATTCTCTGAACGGAGACAAGTTCCGACCAGGAACGATCAGCACGACCCTGGTGGCCCAGGTCCTCAGAGGGGATCAGGATATAACGGACACTCTGCCGGAGACAGCCTTCAGTTGGGAGAGAACCAGCGACAACCCTGCTGGGGATATATCATGGAATACGTCAAGCAAGGCCATCGGACACAAGAGCGTGAACTTGACTCCTGATGATGTCTCTGGCCGGACAGTTTTCACTTGTCATGTAGATCTATAAGGAGGATCAAAAGAAATGGCTAAAGCATCAGCAAGTTTTACGATCATGGATTACACGGATGGAGTGACCCTGTTGGGATCAATCGACTCCAACCTGGTCAAGACGGTCCTGTACGACACGACCACACAGACCTATAGTCCATCCTGGGCCTCGACTGCCCTGACATTGACTCCCACCCTCCACAAGGCGGGAAGCGGGACGGATCTGATCGGTGTGGTAATATCTCCGAAATGGTTTCGCAAGATCTCAGGTGGATCCTGGGTCCAGGTGACCAGTGGATCCAATGGGGAGACGATCGCATCTTCGACTAAAATCCTTACGGTGAACCAGGACAAGATGGTCGGGGATATCTGGCAAATCGAATACAAGTTTACCTGCATATACCACGATCCTGTCCTCAATCTGGATCTGGACTATGAGATGGTGATCTCTTTCTCCAAGGTGGCCAACGGGACCAGCTTCGTGGTGGCCAGGGCTTTTGCTCCAGGAGGGAATCAGTTCAAGAATGAACAGCCCGCATCCCTGACGATTACAGCCGAGTTGATCCGGGGAACCGCTAAGGATTCGACTCTTGTGGGATATGCCTGGGAGAAGAGTACCAACGGCTCTACCTGGACCGCTGTGACCGGATCCACAGCTAACCTGTCGGTGACTCCGGCAATGGTATCTTCTTTTGCCATGTTCCGCTGTAAGATCACCGATAACGATCCGGCCTCTGAAACGTACCAGGATGTCTTCGTGACCGAAGGCGTGACAATCTTAGACATAACTGATCCATACCAGATCGATATCAGATCTACAGGAGGGAACTTCTTCAAGAATGACACGGGAACCTCCACCCTTACAGCGAGAGTCTATCGTGACGGAGTGGAAATCGATACTGGGGGAACCGAGTTGACCTATACCTGGACCATGGCCGACCAGGATGGGGTGAATGTGGCCTCAGCCGGAGCGATCACATTCCCGAAGACTGGGAAGACCCTCACAGTGACCCACGACATGATCAATGTCAAAGGGACCTTCTTCTGTGAAATTAGCTGAGGAGATCTGACGATGCCACTTGCTTCCGCTTCCTATGCAATTACGAAACTCAATGACGGGCTGACGACATTCTATCAGTATGCAAAGCACACCAGCAACACGACTCCCCCAACCACGGGATGGTCTGATCTGGTTCCCTCAAGTGAGGCCGGGAAGTTCATCTGGAGGCGTGAAGCAAGGGCTCTCTCCCTGGGGCTGATCGGATCTGGTGACTGGGGCGGGGTTATATGCCTGACCGGGGCCACCGGAGATCCTGGAGCAACAGGAAAGGGAATTGTTTCAATTACTCAAGAATATTACCAGTCTGATTCAATGCTTGTGTTGGAAGGTGGATCTTGGGGGGAATCTGTTCCAGCCTGGAGTAATGGGAAGTATACCTGGACAAGAACTAGAACAGACTTCTCTGATTCGACCTCAGCAACAACGGATCCGGTTTGTGTGACGGGTCCTCCAGGAGTAAATGGAAACCCCGGGCAACTCGGTATCTATGCCGAAGGCAGCACACTCATTGTAAAAGGATTTGCAGAAGATGGAACACTCACTGCAAGTCAGGGGTATATCTATGTTGGGGATTCTAGAATTACTGTGCCTGCATATTCGCAACAACTTACCGGAGAGGGGCAGGGGTATGTGGTGTGGGATGGTACAAGTGTTCAGTTTGCAAAGATGCAACTTCAATCAAGCTCCATAAAATGGCTTTTGTATAATGGAAGTACAGAGATTTATCCTAGTATAATTATTGGTAAATTTGAAAAGGTCGGTTCTGACATATTCAGTGAAATAATCTTTGAACCTCTTTCTGTTGATCAGTACAACAAATCACACTTCATGGAAATACTCTCTGAGCATGATTGGACTGAATTAGAAGCGTGGGCTGATGCTCTTGGAATTCAACAAGTATTTAGAAGTATTGCTGCATGGCAGATATTTACTGATGAATTGATAGCTAACACCGGATTCATTGATAAATTAGGTACTAAAGAACTTGTATTAAAAGACAATGGATATATCCAAAGTGATGCGTTTTCTTGGGAAGCTGGTAATCGTAATGGTTTCAAATTAGACAGTAATGGAAATCTAAAAGCAGTTTCAGCTGAGCTGACGCAAGCAACAATAGATGCAAGCGATAATTCTGGCACGCTGTTAAAAACGCAATATGGAGCAGATGGTGGAACAGCTCAAGCTTCATCCCCCAGTAGATGGATGGGGAGCGATGCTTATGCACTAGAAGCCCACGCGACTACAAAAACAGTTACTTATGACGGTGCATCATGTAATGCCAGATGGCTTAATTCACTTCTCCTTTCAATATTAGGACTTAGCTATGTATACGCACAAACATGGACATGCACTTATACGGGACGTTATAAATTCACTCTCGGTGGAGGAAAGGGTTATTATGGTTGGTATTCAGTTACAAGGGGTGGTGTTGAAATATATTCTTATGCATGGGGAGGCTCAACCTATGATGTAACTCATGAGTTGTTAGTTGGTGATATTGTAGAGATTGGACATGATCATCAAGAATATAGTTGGGCTTCCTGTGCTTTTGTAGGTGTAGGGTCAAATGACAATCCTGGGATTGTTATATATACAGGAACTTTAAGCTATGGGCCTACAATAATAGAAGTAATTTATGCTGACCAGTTATTAGCCATTTCAAAGAGATTTATTGTTGACACATGGGATTCTAACGACCATTTGAGCATGGCGCCAGTTACAGGATGGGACAGTGCCTTATTACAATTAAATATAGCTATGCCTTGTGACCCTGCACATAAAATCACTTATGACGGCAATACCTATAGCCCTTATAGTTTACTAAAAACTTCTACATCATTGGCGCTTAGCACCATGGAAGGGCCAACTTTTACCATGAGTAGAACAGTGGAGACTACTAATCTTGCTACAAAAGGCTGGTATCCAATTGCTGGAACTTTGTATTTCTTATCAGAAGAACGAGGGTTATTAACTGACAATATCATTCCGGCAAAGTCTAGTCTTTCTGTTGGGACGCCAACTTTACCATTCAACATGGGTAATTTCAACATAGGTAATTTCAACATAGGGAATTTCAATGAAGTAAATACTACATCTCTTGTACAAGATGGGGAGGAAGCTTATGCGTGTCGAGCGTGGGTAAATTTCAATGGCAAAACTAATGTAAGTGGAAATTGTACAATAAATGGAAGCCAAGGAATATCAAGTGTTGCAGATAATGGAAGCTCTGGTCAATATACCGTAAATTTTTCTTTCACTATGCTGGACAATACTTATGGTGTCACTGCTATGGCGATTGACTCAACGACCGCTCATGCACCAGTTGTTTCTGGTTATGCTACTCCAATAAGCAGCGCAATGACCACTACTTCTTGTAAATTCAGAGTATATAGTGTAAACGCCAGAACAACAATAGACGCAGAAGCTGTAATGCTTGCGTTCTTTAGATGAGGAATATTATGAGAATTATTTATGAAAATGAAGATAGTAGTATATCAATACTCACCCCGGCACCGGATTGCCTTCGCACACATGCTATCGAAGAAATAGCTTTTAAGGACGTACCTGAAGGTGTTCCTTTCTGGATTGTGGAAGATGCAGAAATCCCAACTGACAGGACTTTTCGTTACGCATGGGAGTTACCCGAGAACTACCGAGAACCTGACGGTTACGGCTCTATCTATAACTCATTTAAGGAGATTGAAGATGCTAAAAATCAATCCAGATAAAGCTCTTGCCATTACTCAGAAACGAATCAGAGGCTGGCGAGAGGAAGAATTTAAGAAGAATGATATAAACCTACAGAACGCACTAGTTGACGGCACAGACACCACGCAGTTCGTTGAGAGACGTAATTATCTGAGGGACCTTCCTCAACTGTGTGAAGGAAAGACAGTTGAAGAGTTAAAAGCCTTTATGGTGGAGATTGGGGTAATAGGAGAGTGATATGAGCGATGTGGTGCAAGTAGCAATTATCACCGGAGTCATTACTTTGGTGAATGGTCCATTGGTAATAACTCTCATATCCAAGAACTCAAAGAAGAATAATGAGATCAAAGAGTTGAGAGAGGATGTCGGAAAGTTGTTCAAGCTGGTGGATCGGATTGCTGCAGGTCTTACTATCGGGCTGAAGAACGACAAGGTAATATTCGAAGCTTTCCGGAAGAATTCGATAAATGGGGATTCAGAGATCCAGGACAAGGTCATGGATGACTATTTCACCGAATGCACGGTTGAGGGATTCAAGAGTGGGAGGGATGAGTAATATGGCGAAGAAGATAACGTTGGCGATCCTGATCATATCATTTACGATCGGGTGTATTGGATCTTGGTTCGAAGTTTTCAATATGGATGCATTCACCAAGTTCCTGATTCACTTCAGTCCGTTTTATCTCGGGTTGATTGCTTCGATCGGAACGAATTCGGCTATCGAGAAAGTGAAGAAACTCAACAGTACTCAATAAGTACTCAAACAGGAGAAAGTCATGGAAATAGTCATCGGAGTAGTTGGAGCCATATTCGCTTTTCTCTTAGCCTTACTTGGAATCGAGAAGCGGAAGAACAAGAAAAAGGATGAGAAGATCCTGAAGCAAGAGCAAGAAATTGTTCAACAGAAAAAACAGACCGAGGTCTACAAGATCAATCAGGACCTTGCAGCAGAAGCTTCTGAAGCTATGGGAAAGATTGAAGAAGCCCAGGGAAAGATTGAACAAGAGATCAAGGAGGCTGGGACCGATGAAGAAATTATCAATATTGCTAATAGTATTGTTGCTGATTTTAACCGGGTGTCAGACCGTTCCTCCGAGTGA